GTGATTTGTCATGTAGTCAAAGTATCTTGCTACTGTTTCTCCCCATGTCTCACGTCTTTGCTCATCCTCTTTCCATCTAGCGTAGCGAGATAGAGCAATAAAGTTTTGATAGTCTGTTGGTAAGTAATTGCTTATCATGTATTGTTCTCCATTTTAGCTTTTATATATTTTAAATTTATCCCATCTATATCATAAATTATATCACGTATAACTTCTCTTATTTCTTCCGAAGGGTTTTCATCAGCAGGTAGTTGATACTCTTCTTCATCTACTTCTAAGGTTAGGTACACTTTAACTTTCATTTGGTTCACGACCTTCTAGTTGATTAATACGCATATCAATATACCTTTTAGCTTTATTTAAATCTGTTATCTCAGCAGTGTTAGATTTATACCCTGCTCTCATTATATATTTTATTACATTACCCATCCAAAAGGGTAACTCATTATTCATTATAAATGATACAGGCTCAATAGCATAACGCTCGTAGTGTTTTGGATTTGTAATTACGTCTGATTGTGCCAGTGCTTGTTTCATGTACGCTTCGTGTCCTATCTGCTCATTCATTATGCATTTCCTTCTCTATCACTAACAAAATTTAATTTAATTATATTACCATCATGTTCTACTTCAACTGTTGTGCTTTTACTTTCATACATTTCATCTAACATTTCCGTAAAATCATCAGGATAATTTTCTGTAACATAGTTATGTATAGCTTCACGAACATAAGGGTCTATCTCCATAACAGATACAGAAGATATTAACATCCTTACGAAGAAATCTATACCTGCATATGCCTTCTTTGTCAACATTTTTTTATCAGGGTATGCTACAGTTAAATCTACTTCACCACTCCACTCATTTCTTTCATTAAAGGTAGGCTTTACTTGTATAAAAAAATCACGTGTAATATCAAAGTTGTCATTTTTAATCATCTTTTTTTCCTTTCTATTTTTTTAATTGGGAAAGGTATAAACTTTGGATGATTGTTTTTACCTTTTTCTTCAAGCCATGCTTCAGGAATAATCCTATCATAATATTTAAAATCATGTTTGTCACACCACTCACCATAAGAAGACTTTGCACCCTTGCGTAATTTTCTTTTACTGTTTGTAAACACAAATCTTATATCTAAATTAGGATGTTGCTTTTTTACTTCCTTATGTTTTCTTCTATCTTGTGTAGTAAAGAAACCTTTTGTTTCAATTATTATACCATTGTCTAATACAAAGTCAGGTGTATAAGTTCTGTATGCTAAGTCTTCCCATTCAATCTTAATACTTTCATATTCAAATTTAATATTTAAAGCAGTAAGTCTTTCTGAGGTAGCAAGTTCTAGTCCACTTCTATAACCATACTTACGAGCTACTCTGAACTGTCTATGATATGAAGATTTAGGCAACCTCATATTCCTTTGCTAACTCAACATACTTAACAATCTTAGGTTCTTTAGCTTGAGATTTAACAGCAGGTAGTTCTTTTAAAGAAGGCCAACAACTAAATCTGTAGTCACAAAATCCACACTCAGTACCTAAAATTTTATTACCTGTAGGTTTACCTCTAAATGTTTCTACCTGCGGCTCAAAACATCTTTCAAATTTATTTTCTTTTAGTTTAGTATTTACATTTTTTATTTTATTTAATTCTTGTTCTACATCAATGTTGTTAGCAGGTACATATTTAAATTCACCATTAGCTTTATTAACGACCCACCAACCACCTGCTTTTAGTCCAGATGCTTTTGCATAACCTGCAAGTTGTCCTATATAACCAAAGGCATCACCTGATTTCAATGTGTCAAAAGATTCAAACTTATGTTTATATGACCAGTCAGATGCAGATTTAATGTCATCAACAGCACCATCAATAACAATATCATATGTTCCATTAATAGTGTCATCGTCTATAGATAACTTAACAGTATCAGAATCTTTGTATTCTACTTTAGCTTCTTTTAATAAACCTTTAAATACAGCTTCAACAATATCCCCTAACATCATATTCATAATGAATGTAGTAGGTTTTGGTAAAGCAGTTTCAGGTTTATTCTTTTCAAACCACAACTGACAATAAGGTCTGCCAACATTTGACATACGTAATTTAAACTTTCTAGGTTCACTCTCACCAAATTGTTTTAGTACTGCTTCATAAACATCATTAGAAATTTGAGATGCTACATCTTTTGATATAGCACCTTTTCCTTTAACAACTTTTTCTAAGTATTGATGTAAAGCTATTTCTGCTCTGTGATTCATACTGCTTCCTCTACATCACTAACATCAATAAACTCATCAGTGTCTATAGGTTTATTGTTTTTGTTCCACTCATTTAAAACATAATCATTGTGTGATTCAATGCTTTCCATAAAAGATGTAAACAAAGCTTGGTCATCATCCGATATTTCAATTGATGACTGCATGTTTAACATTGGCACAGGCACATAGTATGAATTACCTGTTGGTAAGTCTCTCTTAGCAGTGTCAATATTTATAGTATGTAACATAGGAAGACGTTTCATTTTATTAAGTTTAGCAAAAACACTACCCATGTTTTTAAAACCTTCCTTAGTATCTACATCCCAAACAAAAGGTACATCTTGAATAGGATGAGCATCACCTTCTTCAGTTACTGCATCTGCCATAGTTACTGTACCATACACTACACGTGTTCGTTTAATAGCACGAAGTAAATCTTTAGTTTCTTGTGGCAAGGAATTAAAATCTTCAATCCAACCAGAGGGTTTACCACAATTAAAATCACCTACTGTATCTTTTAAATCTACGTTAAAACTATCTGCCATCAAAGTTTTGACATAGGTGTTACTGTTTGGGTCATACTTCTGATACATAAATCGTTGTACAAAAGGTCTGATGATAGCACTCTCTGCATACACAGTAGTACCATTCTTTAATTCAAAGCCACCAGATAGTACTTCAACCTTTACCATCTTACCATTCATATTTGTCTCACCATATAAAGGCTTCTTGTTTACTCGTAGTCGAGCTAGACTAGATTTACTTTCACTGCCTGTGTCGTAAGCCATGCCCATCATCTTTGCCATTGCTGCATAATCGTTTGTATTTATTACTGCTAATTCACTCATAAATTTTATCTCCTATACTGTAATTGAGTTCGTAGTTATATCATATAACGTCTTTGGTGTCAAGCCAATTCGGACCTATTTTTGCTTCTAATAATAGTGGAACATTAAATGTTATACCCCACTTAGTATTAAGTATACTTTCTAGTTCCATGTTTGTTTTATTTATTATTTCTATTACTCCTTTCTCTTCATCGGGATGTATATCAATTACAATACTGTCGTGAACTGTGTTAACAATACATGACTTAAAAGTTTTCAATAGCTTATGTATATGTATCATAGCCACAGGAACTATGTCAGCAGTAGCAAACCCTTGGACAGGATAGTTCTTAATGTTAGTAAAGTAAGTTACACCACCATTAGGTCTACGTTGTACATTAGGAAACGAGTATTGTCTACCTGATGGTATAGTAATATACCTATGTGTTAAAGCCTCTTCAGCCAGTCTGGTGTGCCATAGCTTGATTCCTTGGTACTTTTCCGTAAAGTGTTCGTAGTACGCCGCTTCAGCATGTGTGCGTCCATATCCCGTTGCTCCGTAAAGTGGCGCGAATGTATGTGCTTTTGCTTCTTGGCGACTAGTCTTCTGACCTGCATCACTAATAACTTTGGCAGTGTAACTATGTACATCAAAACCTGTTTTAACTTCTTCAATTGCTACTCCATCATTTGAAAGGAACGCCGCTACACGAAACTCTAACTGTGCAAAGTCAGCTTCCATAATTTTACCACCATCCCAACGCGATACAAATACTTTCTTTACAGGAAACGTACCACCACGAGGCATGTTCTGCATATTAGGATTAGAACCTGATAACCTGCCTGTTGCAGTTCTATGTTGCATTAAACTTACATGTAACTTACCATCAGGTTTTGTATACGTTTCAATACCATTTACATAAGTAGATATGTAAGATTCTACAGCATTTAAACGTATAACTTTAGACAAAAATTGTTCAGCTTGTGTCATCTCTTTTGATTTAGCTACAGCTTGTAGGTGTTTTAGATTATCCTTTCCTGTACTAAAACCATTAGCACTAGCCCACTTAGATGATGGTGCTTTAAACTTTAGTCCTGCTATTTGTTTGGTGTCATTATATATAAAGCCTTCAGAATGACAAACAACACACTTATTATCTTTAGCGTATGGTGTACCATCCTTTTTAGTTTTACGTATATAACCTTTACCTTTACAAGTATTACATTTATCAGCCAATGTTTTAAAAACTGTAGCAGTTTCAAGCCTAATTAAATCTCTCCACTGTGTATCCTTCATGTATTCACTATAAGAATTAGCCCATACATTTTTATCTCTTGGCTTCCTAGAATATATTACCCAAGATAATTGCTCTGGACTACTAAGATTTATTTTTGTGTCACCCATCAAGTCTTGTACATCTTTTAGTAATTGACTTGTAAGTTCTAGTTTTTCTTTTTCAAACTCCTCTCTAACATCATTAAGAATATTAGTGTCTACTGATATACCATTACAGTATGTATCAGCTAGAACTTTACATAACTCATTAGTTAGTACAACTGTATCTAACAGTGTTGAATATTCTTTTGTGTTTAACTTTTTCCATTGTAAATCAGATAGTTCTTGAGTTGCCTTTACGTCAGTTAAACAATATTCTGATAACTCATCTAATGGAATATCATTTGTATTCAAACCTTTAGCATAGTATTCTTTTAATGTTCCAAGTTTACGAGTTAGGTTATGCCTTTCAGCACATGCCTCAAGTGATAGGCTACCTTGCTTATCACCCCTTTGTAATACATACTCTACTAACATGGTATCCCAAATTGCACCATCATATTTAAAACCACACTCCCACAACCACTGTAATTCATATGCCGCATTGTGACATATTAATACAGTAGCTTCGTCTAAGAACCATTGAACACGCTCATGGTAATTATGTTTACTCACATGCTCTGGGTGGTCAAATGGAAATGAATACTCAGCACCTGCATCAGTTCTTATGCCAACTAGGACAAGAGAATTGTCAGGCTCAAAAGGGTCAAGGTGTAATTTACCATCACGCTTTTGTGTATTTGTTTCCACATCTATTGTTACTTTCATAACTATTCCTTTGTATGTTTAAAATATATCTTATCACCTAATGGTAAAGACAATTCTGCATTTTCTATATCTTGTTTTCCTACGTACTCCCATGTGTATCCATTGTTTCTGTTCTCTTCTACTGCATTTATAAATGTAGCATTTTCATTACTAAACAATGCCACCATTACTATTCCAAAAATTGTTATCATTATACTTTATACCTTCCTGTTACGTTATCTATATTACACAATAGTCTGCCATGCCAACCAGATAATTTATTCTTCACAATATTAATGTGTCTTTGTGGGTCATTATTATCTGAGTTGTTACCAATTGCAGGGTTAGCAGCAATCAATAACATCAAGTCAGCTTCGGCAGCTTTGCCTGTCTTTGAACCTTCCATCATACTCTGGTTCAATGTCACCTTACCTTCAGCTTCTGCTGATAGTTGAGACATATAAAATATGGCACAGTTATGCTCCTTTCCTATCTGTCGTGCCTTTATTACATTAGCTTTCAAAGATTCGTCTTGCCTAAGATTAGAATCTATCTTAGCAAACTTATCTCCCATATCTAGTACAACTATATCTGGATTATAAGATTTGCAAACACCATCTACCCAATTCATATTCTTTCCTGTACTATCTTTCATATACAAGTTTGGCATATTTTCATAAGCACTTCTGCCTAACTCTCTGTCTAGTTTTAATTTATCCTCAGAATAATTTGATGCTACACAAGCATAACGTCTTGCTACTCTGTCATACTTTTCTTCATTGATAAGCACTAAACACTTAGCACCCTGTTCAAGAAACCCCCCGGGACCTGCTAACATACTAGCGTGGAAAGATGTCTTACCAGTATTAGGTCTAGCACCTACCTCAATCAACATACCAGAGTTAACACCTGCTACAACTTGTGCTAGTGTAGGTAAGTTAAACTTCCAACGACTGTGTTCTTCTAGCATATCCATTATAGTATCATAAGATATATCTTCCCATTCAACACTAGTCGTTGGTGTAAAATCAGAATTGTATTTAGCAATTAAATCTTTTAAAGGTTGTAGAGTAGTGATGTCACCATTAGATAAGTCTACTGCTAGGTTAACTAGTTCATCTCCTACGTGCTTGCGAAACAGCTTGGATAGTACATCATTTGCTACATCAGTACCCATAGGTTGTTCATTCTTTATGGAGTGAAACAACGCATCAAACTGATGCATTTGTGCAGTAGTAAGAGATGGGTTTTCTGATATAAAAAACATATGTACTTCTTCAGGTGTCAAGTCACGTCTATAAGTAGTAACCATCTCATCAATAATCTTCTTAACTTTCTTAGCATCAGTGGAGAACAGAGTGTCTGGGCATCTATCTCCACGATTATTATCGTGAAAGTCTTTATTCATTAAGGTACGTAATAGTGTTTGTTCCATTACACACCACCTAATCTTATCATCATATCAATGTCATCCTTTCGTTGATATTTTAAATCATTATTTAATCTTAGTAACTTAGAGTTGGGTATATCCTGTGTCATCTTTACAGCTTTTGTTATGGCATCAGGGTCAAGGGCTACTAAAACAGTTGAGAACTGCGAAAGTATCTGCTTATGTTGTACCAACAAAGTTGTTCCAAGTAACGCGACCCCAACAAAACCATTCACATTACCTGCCACTACAGCACTAACACAGTCCTCAACCACCACTGCGACATCACCAGAGCCATAACGATATGGGAAAGGAGAGAAACCATATCGCTTCCACTTGGGTTGCCGCCATCCTGCCAACGCTCTACCAGTAGCGTCAACAAAAACACCATCATTCATCACAGGAAATACTACTCTGTCTTCTCTGACATCATAAAGTATATCAACCTGTGCGTATGTTATTGCCCACCTGTGTAGGAAATCTAATACGTGTCCTCTATTTCTATGAGGTACAATGTACTCAGGCATTACAAATTCTTTTTGTTGCTCCTTCTTTTTATTTATCTGTTCTACAGATAGTCGTGTTTTCTCGTTACCTTTTACATCACAACTAGCTTTATAACAATTCCACATTAACTTACCCATGTCATTTGTAATAGTAAAAGTATTATAACCTTTACATATTGGGCAGTTAGTTCTTACTGTTTCACCTATGCCAACATCTATATCATTTAATATCTTTAACATTATATATATTACTCCTTTCTTGTCGGCATTTAATATTTATGTATCACGATTTTGTCTTGCTGTCAAGGCATAATTAGCACTGTCGTAAGTATTTTTTATGTATGGTTTCACACTTTGTGGGTTACTATGTCCTGTAACCGACATGATTTGTGCAATGCCGACACCTGCCTCAACCATTTCTGTTGTACCTGTCCTGCGTAAGTCAGACAACCTTAATTCTTTTGGCAAACCTGCCTCATCTATTAGCTGACGAGAAAACTTTGACATCTTAAACATACTATAAGGTATATATTCTCCTTTATAAGGGCTAGGTCTGGGTGCAATGTAATTTTGAAAACCAAAATCATCGTGTTGCTGCACTAACATCTCCATTAAGTTATCGCTTATAGGTAAGAATACTTCTGCTCTACGCTTACTCTGCTCAATGGAACACCTTTGCTTGGTAAAACTAATAGTATCCCATGTCAACACTCGCATATCACCTACACGTTGACACCATTCGTATGCCATCTGTGCAATCAAACCCAGATTGCGCCACTTGTAATCACTATATGCATGGTCAAGTAATTGTTGTACTTGTTCAGGTGTCCAAACAGTTTTTCTACTTTTAGTTGACCTCTTCTTAACTGAGGCAAATGGATTAGTGCTTATATTCTCCATGCGAACTGCATAGTTCATAACTATATTTGCTACACACACTATATGATTAGCATATGATACACCCATGCTACACCAAAAATCGTAGGCAAGTTTAGCTTTCTTTGTTGTCAAAAGATTGACATCTAATTCCTCACCAAAATATTTAGTGAAACAACTCATCATGTATTTATAGTGTTGTTTAGTTTCTTTACGTAACTCTTTGTATTCTATAGAACTTTTGTATTGCTCTATCAGTATTGTTATTGTCATAGTGTACTCCTATATATACTATAGCCTATACATATCCATATATAAATTATTACAAGTTCTAGCAACATCTAGTCACAACTATTTAATCGTGACATCTCAGCTACATAAATAGCTTTGCGTTCATCATAATATGAATTGTCTAATGAAGACATGTAACCCATTCTAGGATATGTGTCATAAAACATTTGTATTCTCCTATCCATTTCTTCTTTTGATTCTGTTTCAATTCTTACTGTTATCATAGGTTGTATCCTTTACAATATCTGTATCTTCTTCATCTAATATACCTACCACTTGCTCTCGCCATGATTCATAACATCGCTCAAGTGAATCCACAATATCTAATAGTTCTTCATTCATGCTCACCTCCATTACCTCTGCCAAGTCCACCAAAGTATTGTGGTCTACGCTTGGCTGTTTGAAATACACCGACAGTAATAAATATACCTGCCAGTAATAGCGTATGTGCTACGGCACTAATGCCAAAGGCAACTATAGAGCCTATTGACATACTGAATATAATGCACCACATCCATGCTAATACTTGCATCACCATGTGCCTTGTGTTGATGTCAGGCACATTGGACAATGGATTTTTAGCATCATCCATAATCATATTATATAATTTTATCATAGGAACTTCTCCCCAAATGCTATTAACGTCATGTAAAATCCAATAGCAAACACAGACATAATTGCAAATCGCAGCACATTATCCATGAATGGGTCTTGCATCTCATTCTTGTTCATCCAGAATGTTAGTATTGTTTTAAGTAGTTTTATCAATTTCATATTAATCCATCCTTGTTATAAAGTGTCCATGATACCTACCAATTCTTGTAGGCAATGCTGTAATAGCATAGGGATAAAAATAAACTGTACCCTCTTTTGTTTTCATTGTAGCTATACAATCTAAGTCCTCATCCTCATCATGCTCTGACTTGTATGCACCAGTGTCTGTGACAGTACCATTAAATTCATACAAACCCCATTCATATTTATGCCTCATAAAGTTTACAATGTCATCATCACCTAATACATTAAACTCATGTACCCATATAGGTAACAATCCAAGTGCCTCTCTTACATCCTCTGGTGGTAAGTGTCCATACTTTTCTTTATTAATTATTATTGTCATCTTGGTTCTCCTTAGTAAATGTAATTGTAACCTTGCCATCCATGCCATACCGCAACTTGTATGCAAATGGACACTTCTCTAACCAATTAAACAACTTATCAATTTTTTCTCTATCAAAAAAGTATGTATCAAAACTAGTCATCTTAGTTCTCCTCTTCTCTAAAAAATTCTAACAAGCGACAAGCACTTTCATATGCGTGGTCATAATTTATGTACCCATGCTCCTCTTGTAACTGTTTAGCTAACTGACATGCTACATATTCAATATGTGGTGTGTGGTCTATTGGTAACTCAAGTTGTGTCATAAATTTAACTCCTTTGTCTTTAGATACTCTCTTACTCTTACAGAGTCTAACAAATGATAATATACTTTGTCAACATCCTGACAGGATATTAAACCATCATTACTTATCTGAAGTAAATCACTCACAGTTAGACTACATACTTTTCTTTCATGCTTTTCTGATGGTAGTGTTTTTGAATACATCACTTAATCCCTTTCAATATATGTGCTATCACGTCAACTGTAAAGCCATTGCCTAGCATCTTGTATCGTTGCGTGTTGGACACATGGTTGGTGTAGTTGTCTGGCAATGTTTGTAATCTCTCGCACTCAAGAGGTGTCAGCTTGCGCCATTGTAAGTCAAACACACTCGTATCATTCCAGTCGTGGTCAAAGTGAACTGCCACATTGTCTTTCTGTACTGTGGTCAGACTGTTGGTTTTGCAATCTGTGCGTACTTCTAGCCGTTGCTCTGTCATACCTGCTACCTTGTGTTTGTGGTCTTGTCTGACACCATCGACTGTGTATCTACCTCGCCATGCTCCACATAATATCTTAGGTTCTCTATGTCCACCACCCATAGTAGTTAGCGTAGGTGCTTTACCTGATGGGTGATACACTCGCTTGATAGTGTCGTTACCTTTGATATCAGCATCTCCAACATGACACAAGCCATCACTACTAAACACTAACTGTCTGCGATGCTTCTTGAAGTATGTCTTGAGATTGCCACCCTTGAAGTAGTTGGCATCAAGGCAATGTGCTTTGTCTCTGTCAGCAAACCCATGCTCTAGTACATCAGCCAACACAATACCTTTGTCCTCTGGTTGTGTGACATTGGGTATGTTTGTCCAATACAATCTGTATCTGTTTTGTGCAGACATTAGCCTACTGTTGATAGCGATAGGCTTGACACCTAGTGCATCAGAGATAACGTCCTGATACTCTTGTTTCATGCGTACATTCTCAAGCAAGAAATACTTGGGCTTGAGTTTGCGTAAGACTCTGACATATTCCCAGAATAACTTACTGCGTGGGTCATCAAAGTTTAACTGCTTACCTGCAAAGCTAAACCCTTGACATGGTGAACCACCTACAAGCAAGTCAATATCACCTTCCTTGAAAGCTATGCCTACATTCTTAACGTCACCTAACTGTGCTATGTCAGGATAGTTTGCCATTGCTACCTTGATAGCATACTTGTCTATCTCTGACGCATAGTACTTTGTAACTGGTATACCTAGTTTGTCTAAGGCAACACGAGTGCAAGCACTTCCATCAAATAAACTTAATATCTTCATGTATTGTACTCCTATAATTTGCTACTGCATTTTTAACTATCTCTGGATACTTACCTAGATAAGTACCTGCCTCTAGCATATCCTTTGATAGCAAGTCCTTGTGTGGATGTTCAAGTGTATCCCAATGCTCTAAGATATTCTTAACACATTGGTCAAACATTGCATCACTTAGTATAGGGTCATCTTCTACATAGTATGCATAGGATGCCATCATGTATCTGGATATTGGGTGTTTCATTTTATGCCTCTACCTTTTCTTCATTAAGTGTGTGAAGTTTACCAAAATATTTTCTAGCTAAGTATTCGTCTATTACATAACGTGAACCATTAGAAAGTTTTTGTACAATAAAAGGACGTTTTCTTGCCTTTGAATTATACCCTACTAGTGAATACTTTTGTCCATCAGCCATAGCACCTATCTTATTAGGCTCTACATCATACATATCTGCAAAATATGCTAAGTCACGTTCCTCTTTACTCAACGCACCTTCTGGTGTAATCGTTAGTTTAAATGTAGCATCTTCACTCGTATAAGAACAATTACCTACATCTACAGTATAGCTACTATCAAATAACTTCATTACCTTTTCTAGTTCTGCTCTTAATTTTTTTGCCTCTTGTCTATCCATAATATCTCTCCTGTATTTGTTGTTTTGCTTTACGTTCTGCTTTACGCACACTTTTCCAGTCAAAAAGCTGCTTTTTTCTAGTCAATTTCTTGACGTGTATCTTCTGAAAGTTTTTTATTGTTCTTCCTTGCATAACTTCCTTTTCCTTTTTTGTTTGGTTTAACTAGGGTGCTTTGCCTACGTCTATTTTGTAGTAGTACCCTAGCTATTGGGTTTATCCTACGCACTTTGACGTGTTACAAACTGACCAGTTACTGCATCGCGTGATACTTGTAAATATCCCTTGTTACTAGAGAATGTACCCTTGCGCTTGTAACGGCTAGTAGTCCTACGAAATTGTAGATTATCTACACCAATTGGGTTACGGATGATTGCTTTTACGTTTACAGTTTTAGTTTTGAATAGCATAATAATTTCTCCTTTTCTATGCTGTTTGTGTTACTGCTGTAACATGATATAACGACACTTTTGCGCCAGTGTCAAGCGATTTGTTGGCACGATTCCCTGCTACATAATTGCACCAAGTATTCCACCAGTATTCTGCACCACCTGTATCTTGTGTAAAGGTGATATAATCTGAAATCTTTTTACGTTTTATCTCAGGTTTTACTTTCTTGTCAAATCGTAAAGCCGTTCTTGCTAGTCCTAGCCTATCGCAATTATGGCTATCAATACACGAGACATCTAGTCCTACCATCTGCGCTACAAAACTTGCCTTAACTATTCCTAAACATGGTACGTTTGTTAATACGTCAACTGCAAATACAATATCGTTGTATATTACTGCCGACTTGATAGCGTCAAATATTACTTGTTTATGTTCTTGCAAGTACAAATAACCATCACGTTTTTTATTCCATAGATATTTACTATCTGCACCATGCTTATCAATATCTAGCATCTGATTATGTGTTGTAGCTAGTCCTGCCTGTATTGTAGTTAATACAAAAGTTGCTACCCTCACAAGATTATCAGGGTTTTTGAGTGCAAACTTTGCTATCTTTTTACAATCTCTTTTATACATAATATCACCTTTTAAGTTACTGCTCTAATTACTTCTTTCATACCATCAAGGTATAATTTCATCTCTTTTGCAGAAATCCTATGTTGGATTATATGACTTCCTTTTTGTGTTGTCAACTGCCAACCACCATAACATGAAGCATAATTTAAGTCATACTTGTCACACCATGCTGGTATCCATTGATTAACTTTTTTTAATGAATCGCGTAATTCTTTTCTAGTTACTCTCATTTTTTAATCCCTCAATAATTTCTTCTTCACTAATCCTAGTTAATACTTTATATGTTTCTAGTGATTGCTCAACCATTGTTTCATCCCTATGGTCAAACTTACCGTGCCATATCTTGAATATTATATCTATATCTTTTCTAGTTAATTGAGTTTTCATTTTATATTCCCTTTTGTTTTATCTTCTATAGGATATACCCTAGCATAAGCATATACCCAACACAAGATAAAAACAAGGGATTTGTGTATGGCATACTCTAAACGCAACTATGCTGCATTTAGATACACTCCACCCTTGTCCAAGCGTTCTGTCCACTATACTGAATACCTACTCGCTTCGACCTCACCTATTAGCTAACTAGGCGCAACAGCGTTACAGTATAGCAGGAATTAAGGCGCACTTATAGTGTCTTTGGCTCTCCCTCACATGGCACTTCCGATGCACACGCTATCGTTTATGGCTAGTCCTTGCCTATTACTGGTGATAGTAACCTAGTTTTATTTTTGTATCTGGTTTTTTAATCCTCTATTTGTTTCGTTTTATTATAATCATTTATTATTTTGCTTTAGTCAAGTATTATTTTTTATTCGGTCTTAATCTTATATTCTAACTAATTACTTTATTTAAACTGTTGAATATTGAATGTTGCCTTAGCGATTATCAGATATTCTTTAAATGTTTCTGTTAGTCATAATTAAGAATAGCATTAAATAAAAAAGATAATCAAGTATTTTTTTAAGTTTTTTTGTATTTTGTTATTAAGTTATTGAATTTAAACGAATCTTTTTTTATTTGGTGGTGGTATTTGTTGGAATTGTTTTTGTGCATTATATAGTGCTAGTAAAAACCGGGAATTGTTAGTATCGACTAACATTTTATGGGGTAGTATATATTTATTAGTCGTGACGTACTATATTTTAATGGTGTAATTATATGCACCGACTAGAAGAAAGTGTGTTCAATCTAACAAATCAGATAATTATTGTATCAAATAGTGAGGTCAAGTGATTGATTAACTCTTAACCCTAGCTAATAAGCCAATAAATTCAACAACTTACAGACTAAGACCTTGATATTGCACCAATTTTAAGGCAACGGGCATGAGCCACCCCCCGTACCCACGTATACGTATACACAGAAATACACAGATTAGGTAAATTAAGTGTTAACCACAAAGGTAAGTGATACTATATACATAGGGTAGGTCAAATTTCTGACACACAATATATGCAACTAATGCATTTTAGGGATTGACAGACCCCCTATAAGTATGGTATAACTATTATATTAAATAGAAACATTAAATGTTATTTAAAAAAAGTAAGATACATTAAATGTAAACATTAAATATACTCTTTAATAATAAAAATACATATGTATAGGAATTAATTCTTGACAAAAAGTAAAAAATCTGTAAAACTATATACAGATAATGTATTAGATGCGTTCTATGATGCTATTAAGAACAATACATTAGACAAATTACACATACCCCATAGTGATGTCTTCTATGTAAGAGCAGCTGTAGAGGCATATTATGGTCAGAAGTTTACTTTAGAGCATGTAGAGAAAGCTATGAAGGCCGAAGGATGGAAAGACACAGACGATGTTTAAGACTTTAATACTCGTGTGTGCATTAGATGTAGTAGATTTAAATCAATGTACTATATTTGAAGATACGTGGGGTCCTTATAAATCTGAAACACAGTGTGTATTACGTGCAAAACAAATGCAACGTGATATAGCTGACTTTATTTATGAACCTGTAAGGGCTTTTCATAGGTGCGAAGAAAGTATTTAACATGGCTATACCAGAGCGTGTCAAAAATAAAATGAAAGAAGAGGGGCTATCTGGCGTTAATAAGCCAAAGCGTACTCCTAAACACCCCACAAAGTCTCACTGTGTGATGGCATCTGAAGATGGGAAGTATAAATTTATTAGATTTGGGCAGCAGGGTGTATCAGGTGCAGGTAAAAATCCTAAGACTGCAAAAGATAAAGCACGTAAGAAATCATATTATGCTAGACATAATGCACAAGGTAAACCGACCACTAAGCTGAGTGCTAAGTATTGGTCACACAAAGTTAAATGGTAGGAGATTACTATGGCATCTAACGATACAACAATTACAGTATTTGGAAAGAAAAGAACTTTTCGTGCAATAAATGGAAAGTATTATGAAGTAAAGAATGGAAAAGTTTCAAAAAATCCTTCAACTAGTTTTTTAGTTACATCAAATTTACCTAAGTTACAGAAAAGTTCTAGCACAAAGCCTATAGGATTTATGACTGATAAACCTAGTGGTACAGTTAAGAAACCAAAACCAAAACCAAAAACTAAATCTTCTGCATCACCTAAAGCTAGACCATCAGGTATGTCTGACAGAAAATCTAAACCATCTGTATTACCTACACCTAGACCCTCTGCACCTAAAGCTAAAACTAAAACAGATGGAAATCGTCAAGCATATAGACCGGGCAGAGGTGATTCTGAAATGCCTAAGAAGGATGCTAAGAATCCTAATGCAGCATTTAATACTGCAAGAAATAAACAAAGACGTGCAGCTAAAAAGATAGAGGCGTTAAGCAATAAAACTGTAAGAGATACTAGTATTAAGGACGCAAGACCAGCAAGAGGTCCATCATACGATAATAAAGCACCAGCTAAACAAAGCCCTAATGCAAGAGCATTAAAACAAATACAAGACCGTAGAGATAAAGCTAAGAACCCATTAAGTAAAGGTATGTTAAATAAAATTACCAAAGAACTTAAAGAGGGTGGTAAGCCTGTATACAAAGATGGTATGGTTGTAGGTGTTACTCATAAAGGTATTATAGGCACTGTATATACTGGTCGTCCAGATTCTAATCCTTTTAAAAAGAAAAAGAAGAAGTAAAATGGCAAACATGAGTTTAGCAGATGCCTACGAAATATTAGAATCACCATCAGATTTTACTAAACAAGAAGTAAAGAATGCAAAAGAAAAAGTAGCTGATGCTTCAAAAACTGTACAAGCTAGTAAAGGTGCGCTAATGAAAAAGAAAAAAGATGATAAGGTAACAGTTGTATCAATTGGTGTAGGCACTATGAAAAAAAGTGACGCTAAGAAAATGGCTAAAGCACAGATGGCTGATGGCGGTATGGCATACGGTAAGAAGCATATGTATTCCGCAGGTGGTAGCGTAACTATGAACCCCGGACTAAAAGCATTGAAAAAAGCTAGTCCTGAAGCATTTAATAAAATTACTGGCAACTAATGCGTAGAATACCTAGAAAGCCGGGACAACCTGCTAAGAGTAAAAAGCATAGTGACCTATATACAGATGAAGACCCAAAGGGTACAATCAAAGGTTTAAAGTTTGCTACAGTAAAAGATGCAGAGGCATCTGTGCGTAAGATAAAAGCATCTAGCAGAAGCCATAATCATAAAACACAAGCGGCTATTGCTATGGAGCAAAGGGCTAAAGCAGCAGGTAAAATCGCAGCAGCTAATGTGTTTAGAAAATTTATAGAA